CATAAAATTTTTGCTAGCAGAAGGCTTAACAACTTAGATCATATAGCTTTAGGAACAGCACATAGAACATATCCTGAAGGAATTGACATAGCTTTAGAGGGTGTTTATGAAAATTCTGGCTATAAATGCATATCTTTTCAAGATACAGGACTTTTTTATCAATTAAACATGTTTTATAACGCTTCTCATGTGGCGGGAGTTGCTGGAACAGGCTTAATAAACACAATGTTCTCAGATCCAGATACAGAAGTTGATGAATATTTAACAAATAGGCAGTATTGGTCACCTTTTAAGTTCTTTTCACAATATTCTGGTGCTTCAATGAACTGGAACACCATAGATTTAACAGAAAATCAAGAATTTGGTGGAAATGTCTAACAAAATCAATATTATTCATGATGTTCTAACCCAAGAAGAGCTACAATATTTGCGGGGAGTGGTAGAAAGTGCAGATTATAATGCTGTACCTATAGATCCATTAAATCCACTACAAGGAAATATGCTCTTTGGACCATATTTAGATGATAAAGCTCAAAAAATACTTCAAGATGCATTTTATAACCATATATCTGAGGTTGAGAGTTTATATGACCTAAAAATAGACAATAGGTACGATACATACAATCAGATTGTCGTACATAGGTATCCTGAAGGTCTATTTTTAAGAGAACATTCAGATTATACGGGAGAAGAAACTTCTGGAAAAGTTGTTACATCGCTTATCTACATAAATGATGATTTTGAAGGTGGAGAGCTATATTTTCCAAATCTTGATTACAGATACAAGTCCAGGGCGGGAGACCTGGTGCTTTTTCCAGTAGATGATATCCATACACATGGTGTAAGTATCATCAGCTCTGGAATACGCTATAGTACTCCATATTTCTACTTTAAAGCCCTATAGAGCCTATATAAAGTCTATATTGATAGTACATCTGGTCTTATTTAATACTGGGGAAGATGATGCATGATAATGTAGGCCATCAAATACCATTCCTTTTCCCGCCTTCGGGCTTACACTTTTCTTAATAGTGAGATCAGATGGTGCTATGCCATTAAATTTCTGATCAAAAATTACAGTATCGCCATCTGAATCATCCACATAATATAGAAACACCTTATGATCGCCTTCTGTGTCTACATGCGGAGAGTGAAAAGCATAATCCTTTACTTGAGGGTATAGATTCGCTTTGATCCGTATAATCTGCTTACATGTAATTTTATTCTTTATCAGGAATGAGACAAATATCTTGTGTATAAGCGGATATACCTGATCTTTTTCGTATATAGCTCCTGAAAATAGGACCCCTTCCGAAACGGCCTCACTTTTAAGGACATGCAATCCGTCTACTTCGGGGTTTGTAGAGGAATGATAGAACCAAGGAAAGTGTGCAGGCATGCCAAGGAAAGCTTTCTCAGCCTCCCTGATTGTTTGCTCGTCAAGGAAGTTATCATCTATAACAATCAATTTTACCCCTTAAGGCTTTTTATCTTCTTGATAATGCTGTGTCGTAGCAAGGTAAGCTTGCCAACTTTTACTTTGCCGTAAAGCTCTTTTTGAATACGCAACTCATTATAATGCCAGCTATTGCGACTTCTGTTTTTATACTCTCTTGCAAAGTGATGTGGGGACATATCTTTATTGTATCATCCCAATTTCTTTATATCAAACTTTCCCCACTCTGACCAACGGGTAACGTCATAAGGGGTGTCTGATTGATCTATCTTTCTGTACTGCTTGCCTTCTGCTTCTACCTTTACATGCTTCCAGCTTTGTATATCAGACCAATATGCTATTTTTAAGGCTTCCTCTTCATTTTCCGCCCTCACTTTTTTCGTGTAGTAATCCGTCAGTGTAGCTGTAATTTCAAATAAAGGTAATCCTGTGTCATCGGACTCTTCAATTATGGGCCTATAAAAGAATCTCTCATAAAATACATTTTCCAGTCCGTCAAAGGGCTTTACGCTGTGGAGGTATCCTTGAGGAAAAAATACTGCGTCCCCTTTCTTTAAAACAAACCAGGCTTGTACATCTGAAAATACAACTTTTATTTCATCCTTAATACAAGTGATTGCTGTAATAGGAACTGCATCTTCTCTAAAATCAGAAAACACTTCCACGTCAAACTTTTGCCCCCACTTGCTTTGAACAACTTCAAGTAATGACCAATTCTCTACATCTTCCCTGTAGCACTGACTCACTGTTTCTATAATATCAATTATCGGCTGCATTTTTATCCTCAAATACAAAAGAAGGTTCAGGAGCAAGAACTTGACCAGATCTATGAAGGTCTGTTAGTCCTAATGCATCTGCACCTAGCTTATCTGCAATAATTGACAGCATGTCATAGTTGCGTTGATTTTGAATAAAAATAGCACCAAGAAGCTCTCTCATATTATTAAATATGTCAAGCTCTAGGTCTTCCCCTAAATTACCCATCTGCCAATATCTCCTTTGTTATATGATCCCATTTATTGCCTTCCATGCTTTCTGAATTATTTATTACTAAATCCCCGTCATCATTTGTAAATGTATAAAGCCAAGGTTTAGGATTATCTAAATTAATTCTTCCAACTAAAATGTAATCGCTTCCGTCTTTAACTTCAAGTGTGATAGAAAAATTATCTACTTCCTTGTCGTGAGCCTCAATGTAAGCTCTTTCAATGTGTATCTTTGCCATGAGATGTTTGAGATAATAGCGGATAGTCTTCGTCCATCATATTATTAAACTCTTCGCTTCCAATCCAAAATATATTTCCCAACACTCTCCAGGCAATGTTTTTACCATTTGCAAGAGCATCTGATATAGCCCATGATAGCACCTCTGAATCTAATTTTCTACCCGCCTCTAAAAGCATAGTATATTCTACGCCCTTAATCTTTCTTGTTGTAAATATGGCATTTGATCTAACGGGCTTAAAAGACTCTGGCATATCTGGGTTAGTTAAAAAGTCACACTTAAAAGCCATGCAAGGGTTGACTGGCCTATTCTCATAACTACCGCAACCTTCATTTACTTTTACAAATGGGCAAGGAACAATACCAAGTTCTTCATTGATTCCCATGAAGTTGATTTCGTTGCTATTTGATAGCTTGATATCGGCCCTTAAATGGCCCTCACAGCATTTTGTACAGCCTTCACAGGACCTACCCTCAACTATTGGCAAAAAGTCCATCAGAAGCTACTTTTCGGTAATTCTGGATGCTAAATCCTTTGGGGTCACAAGTGCATGGGGCTTATTAGAAAGCTTGATCCCTGCAGCTGACGAATATGTCCAAGCAACTAGTTGAGAGCAAATAACGCTTTTTTCATTTTCAGCTCTTTTTAGATTTGGAAAGAACCCCAAGAATAAGATCTTCAATGCAATATTGATAATTGACCAAACTCCATAGCCATCATTAACAAATTCCATAGCCCTGGCTCTAATGTTAAGTCTTTCTGTTTCTGTCAAAGATGTATCAATCTGGGTATTCCAAACAATTGGCTTGCCGTCATATTTTGAAAGCTCTGACAAAGTTACACCTACTGGACGGGCTTCAACAATCTGATTATTGCCAAGATATACCCCAGCATGATTCCACTTTGATCCCGTGCCAAGCTGAATTAAACGTGCAGCCCAACCATTTGTTCTTACTACAAAATAATCGCCAACATTAGGCATCTTTAACTTTCCTTATCCGTTCTAAAACATTTTCGTATAATTGCTGGCCTACAGTATTTTTATAGCCACACGCTAAACATTGTAGCATAACTTTGTCACCCTGCTCTTTATGAATAAGTGGGTATACCGCTGGTTTATCTTCCTCATGCATGGGGCAGGGTAGAAAATCTACCTTGCCCTCTAATGCAAGATTGTAATATTCAGAGAATACTTTTAGCATGCAGAAACCTGGATATTTGCTTTGGCCATTACAGAATCTACATATTGCCGTACAGTAGGATTTCCTGGAACTTTCAAGTTCCAAGTTCTTACATTCCCCGCCCTTGATGGTAGTAAATGAGCAGCAATAGCTTTTTCCCAATTATGATATTTTTTATAAGATGCGGCAATCTCGCCAATCATCCTTTGATCCTGCACCCAAGACGGGGCTAGGCAAGCTGTTTTGTATCCCATGTAGTTATTCCATGATTGAGGCATATATTGATATGCTCCACATGCACTACTAGAATATGAATGTCTTGTATAAGCTCCTTCGCCACCAGTCTCTTGAGATTTAATTGCGTTTACAATTCTTGATATATAAACAGACGTTGTTTTATAATTCATTCCAATTTTAATATTTGGAGCGGGCATTTTAAATTTTTGTCCAGTGTCAAGATCAATGACAAGATAATTTGTAATCTTTAATTTCTTTTTATTATTATTATTTATTATATTATATATATTAACTATATTAATATGTTTTAATTTATTAATATATAATATATTAGAAGTATAGCGTATATTTTCTTGCATTCCTGCGTAGGCGGGAGAAAATCCTCCAAAAATCATTGTGATAATACTCACACCTGCCATTATGAATGCGTATTTCCACTTTCTTAGCCTTGCTATGTTCTCATTATTCATTTTGAACCTCCTGGGGTAAATAGTCGTAAAATCAATGCTATCATGATATACTAATAAAAACAAGGGACAAGCGTGAAAATATCATTTACTGGTGCTCCAGAATACATGGATAGGAATGTTGGATACGGAGAAGCATCCAATCATATATTTAATTCATTTGAAAAACTAGGTGTAGATTGTTTGGTTAAATCTAAACAAGCTAACATTGGTATTTCTTTTGTTCAACCTAACCTTTATACTTTTGCATCACATCAATATAAAATTGGTTACACACCATGGGAATCAACTGCTGTATTTGAAAATTGGATAACACCAATGAATTTTGTTATTGATGAACTTTGGGCAACTTCTGATTGGGTTGCTGGTGTATACTCAAAGTTGACTGATAAACCTATTTTTGTATACTCTCATGGAGTTGACGGATCTTGGATTCCAAAGAAAAAAGAAATTGATAAATCAAGACCTTTTAGATTTTTACACGTTGGAGAACCTGCATCAAGAAAAGATGCACAGTTGGTTGTTGATACTTTTATTAAATTATTTGGTGATGACCCAAACTATGAGTTAGTTTTAAAGTGTAGTCAAATTAACACTACAAGAATTTATGATCCGCAAACAGGAATGATTAGTGGTTCACCAAATACTTTTTATCCAAATATTAAAATTATAGAATCATTTTTATCTGTTGAACAAATGAATGGCTTGTATGATCTTTGCGATGTCTTTGTATACCCATCATGGGGCGAGGGTTTTGGATTTAATCCTTTGCAAGCTATGGCAAAGGGTATACCAACAATATGCACTGCGGAATGGGCACAGTATAAAAAATATATAACCATGCCATTGTCATCTACACCACACCCATCCCCCTGGCCTAAAACTCATCCAGGGATGATGTTAAAGCCAAGCTCTATGGAGTTAGAATTTTTTATGAGTGATGTAAAACACAATTATGAATCGTATTCTGAGCTTGCATACAAAAATGCTTTTTTGATACATAAAGAGTATAATTGGAATTCAGTTTCTAAACCAGCTGTAGAACGATTGAAAAAAATTGAAAAACAGAATTTTAGAAAATTTTTGTGATACACTTAAAATCTAAATTTAACCTCAAGGAGAAGTAATGTCTAATTCAATTGAAAACCCATATGAAAACTTTATTGCGTTGTCTCGTTATGCAAGATGGCTAGAAGATGAGAATCGCAGAGAGACATGGGGTGAAACTGTAGACCGTTACTTTAACTTTATGGTTGAGCATCTTGAAAAGAATAACAATTATAAGCCAGATGCAAAGCTTGTTGCAGAATTGCGTGATGCTGTATTTAACCGTAACGTTATGCCATCAATGCGTTCTGTTATGACTGCAGGACCAGCATTGGAAAGAGAAAATGTTGCAGGCTACAACTGTTCATTTATTCCAGTAGATAATGCTCGTTCATTTGATGAAGCAATGTATATTCTTATGTGTGGTACAGGTGTTGGATTTTCTGTTGAGTATAAGTACATCAATAAACTTCCCGCCCTTCCAGAAACTCTTGAGAAGTCAAACACAGTAGTTATTGTTGGAGACTCTAAAGAAGGTTGGGCAAAAGCATATCGTGAACTCCTAGGTCTTTTGTGGGCAGGACAGATCCCACAGATTGATGTTAGCAAAGTTCGTCCTTCAGGTGCACGTCTTAAGACAATGGGTGGAAGATCATCAGGTCCTCAACCATTAGTTAATCTTTTTGATTTTACAATTCAAGTATTTAAAGGAGCACTTGGCCGTCAACTTAAGCCAATTGAATGTCACGACATTATGTGTAAGATCGGAGAAGTTGTAGTTGTTGGCGGAGTACGTCGTTCAGCACTTATCTCTCTTTCAAATATTAATGATATTGAAATGGCAGCAGCTAAAGCTGGTAATTGGTGGGAATCAAATGCTCAACGTGCACTAGCAAATAACTCTGTTGCATATTCACGTAAGCCAGAGATGGCACAGTTTATTTCAGAATGGAAATCTCTATATGATTCGAAGTCGGGCGAAAGAGGTATCTACAATGTGGCAGCAGCCCAAGCCCAAGCAGCAAAGTACGGAAGACGTAGTGCAGATATTCACTATGGAACTAACCCTTGCTCAGAAATTATCCTACGTCCTTATCAGTTTTGTAACCTTTCAGAAGTCGTACTTCGTGAAAAAGATACAGTTGAGGATGTTGCCAATAAAGTTCGTCTTGCAACAATTCTTGGAACATGGCAATCAACACTTACAGACTTTAAGTACATCCGTAAGATTTGGAAAGACAACACAGAAGAAGAGCGTCTACTAGGAGTTTCACTTACTGGACAATTTGGACATAAGTTCTTTTCTGGACAGGAAGGTTTGCCAAAACTTGGAGATGTTCTAGATAGACTTCGTGAGTATGCTCTTGCAACAAATATTGAAGAGGCAGAGAAAATTGGGATTCCCGCCTCAGCAGCAATCACTTGCGTAAAGCCTTCGGGCACAGTGTCCCAATTGGTCGGGGTGTCTTCAGGAATGCATGCATGGCATTCAGATTATTATATTCGTACAGTTCGTGGGGATAAGAAAGATCCTATTACCCAGTTCCTAAAGGATTCAGGTATTCCTGCAGAAGATGATGTGATGAAGCCAAATGATACAACCGTATTCTCGTTTCCAGTAAAAGCACCAAAGCATGCAATTACTAGAGACAAGTTAACCGCTATTCAGCAGCTTGAGGTATGGCTAACATATCAACGTCATTGGTGTGAGCATAAGCCATCTATTACTGTTTCTGTGAAAGAAGATGAGTGGATGGAAGTTGGAGCATGGGTATACAAGCACTTTGATGAGTGCTCAGGAATTTCATTCTTGCCATACTCAGAGCATACATATGTTCAGGCTCCATATCAAGAGGTTGACAAGGATGCATATGAAGATATGGTTGCAAAGATGCCAAAATCAATTAACTGGGCTGCTTTGTCAATGTATGAACTTGAAGATAGCACTACAGGAACTCAAGCACTTGCTTGCGTATCTGGTGAGTGTGAGATTGTAGATATCGGTCAAAACTGATATAATCTAGTTTAAGAACCCCTGTTTCTACGGCGAATACGTGGCAGGGGTTTTTCTATGATTTGTTAAACATTACTGTTATAATTTAGATATAAATCTGGGGTAGGTGATCAATTTGTCAACTAATTTTGAAGTTACACAAGGTTCCACATGGGAGCTTGATATAGCTTATGAATCAGAAGACGGATCACCAATTAACATTTCAAATTATACAATTGTTGCTGAAGTTCGAGATAAGCCAGGTGGTTTAGTTTGTGCTACAGCTACAAATGGCGATGGTATTGAAATGGTTGTTGACGAACACTACAATAGATTTATTATGACGTTTAGTGGTGAGAAAACTGCAAAATTTGCTTACCCTAAAGCTGCCTATCAAATTAGACTTGTTGAAATAGAAGATGAACTAATGTCAGGCTGGCTTAAGGTGGATAATCTCTAATGGCTAATAATGTTAATGTAACACCACAAATCGAAAAAATAGTACAAGTTACTAAAAAAAATAAAGTTGTTGTTCGTTCTCCAGGTATCGCTGGACCAAAAGGTGATCCAGGAACACAAACATTAACTGGACCAGGTGCTCCATCCAATTTAATTGGAAATGTCGGAGATCTTTATATTGATATAACTCAGAAAAACACCTATGGTCCAAAAACAGTTTCAGGTTGGCCTCCACTGCCTTTACTTGAAAATTTTAATAGAGATTTGCTGGGTCAAGTATTTAGTGTTGGTACTGCAGCAGAAGTGTGGACAATTCAACATAATCTTGGATATAACCCAAATGCTACAGTTCTAGATTCTTCTGGAGCGGTTGTTGAGGGAGATATTCAGTACCCCGATGAAAATACAATAATTTTAACATTCGTTGGGGCAATTTCAGGAAAGGCATATCTTTCCTAGAAAAGAAAGGGTAGGTAAAAAACATGGCAAGAAAATTCTTAGTTAATCTAGATCTGAATACCAACGAACTACAAAATGCAGTTATTCAGAACCTTTCTTCTGCCCCGTCAAGTGGCAATAAGGAAGGTCGTATTTACTACGATTCCGTAACCAAGGTATTACGTGTATGGCGTAATGGTGCAAATGGAATTGGTTGGTACGACATCGCAACAGGAGGAACAGCAGCTTCTGCTCTTACTCTTACAGGCGACGTAACAGGTTCTGCAAGCGTTGATCCAGAGACTGGATTAATTACTCTTAACACACATCTAAACGTAGCTGGAACAACAAACCAGATTGTCGTTCAAGATGTTTCAAACACAACTGAAATCTCTTTGGCGGATGCCATTGATATTGTTCAGGGTGTAACAATTGGTTCAACAAGCAATGATGGATATATCCACCTTGTTAATGCTTCAGCGGTAGAGTACGGAGCAATTGATCTTGATGGATCAAATCTACGTATTTCTGGAAACACTGGAGATATTGAGCTTCTTCCTGATAGCAATGTAGTAAGCATTGGCACAGGTTTTGGTGAACTTCACCTTCAAAAGACAGAGTACTGGAGAGATGGAGCACAGCAAGGTATTATTGCTGCTCAGTCTGATGGTTCATTAAGAATCACAGGAAACAATTCAGGACTCCAACTTGAAACAAATAGCGGAGATATCAAGCTTCGTGCACAGAGTGGAACAACCTCATTTAACAATGCAATTACAATCAACTCAGAAGGTACAATTACTGCTACCCAAGGCAACCTTACTTTGGCAGCAGATTCTAATGTTGTTGATGCAACTAGCGTTGAAATTCATACCACTAAGGTTGAATTGTGGAATGGTTCCAATCGTGGTGCAATCCTTGCTCATCCATCAGACGGCAGCTTAACTGTTGCTGCAACTGGATGGTTGCATTTAGAATCACATGATGGCGGAATTAGCATTGATCCAGACAATGGACAAACAACGTTCAGCAATCAAATTCGCATTGATTCAAATGGTACTATTGAGACAAATAACTCAGATCTTACATTGGCACCAGATTCTAATAATGTTGTAATCAATAACAATCTTGTTACTGATAGCATTGTTTCAAAGTCATCTGGAGCAGACACATTATATGTAAATGCAGCTGATGTAGTATTCCAGTCATCTAACGTATCAGTTGGCGGTTCTGGAATAAATGGTTCATTTAATGTTAAGGATTCAAACAGCAATAACGTTGTAACCGTAGATGCTTCTACAAACACAGCGACATTTGCTGGAGATGTTAACATTGATGGAGATTTGCATGTTCAGGGTACATTGACTGCTATTAATAAGCAGGAAATTGATATCACTGATAATACTATTGTACTTAACAGCAACTTTACTACTGGAGCTCCATCGCAAGATGCAGCTATTCAGGTAAAGCGTGGATCTGCTAATACAGTAGGAATTGTATGGTCAGAATCAAACACAGACTGGACATTGACAAATGATGGATCCCATTACTTTGCAGTAGCCCGCAAGTTTGTTTCATCAGTTGGTGATGGTTCTGCTACAGCATATGACGTAGTTCACAATTTGGGTACTCGTGACGTAACAGTCCAGGTCTACACAAATTCTGGATCATATGACCTAGTTGACACAGAAGTACAAATGAAGGATAATAATACAGTAACTATTGCGTTTGCAGTTGCCCCAGCAACTAATGCTTACAGAGTAGTAATTGTAGGATAGTTTAGTTTAGGAGATCTCAGTGGCAAGAAAGTTTTTAACACCGCTCAGACCGCCAGTACTCTCCTCTGACCCAGTAGGGTCAGAGGGTGACGTATACTACAATAGTGTTGAAAAGACATTAAAGTTATACGATGGCTGGGAGTGGGTTGCCATTGGGACTCCTACACAACAACAGAGTTTTGTAGCACCACTTGTATCTACCTATTCCCAGGGAAATCATACAAATGGTGCTATAACTTTTAATACATCTACAAATAGGCTTGCTGTATATTATGGCAGTGCCTGGAACGAATTAGCTTATGTTTCAGAAATTGGACAGGGTGGTGGAAGTTCATTCCCATCATATATTGATGGTGGCTTTGCAACCACAGTTGCCTTTGCCGATTCACTTGATGGCGGTGCCTCTGAAGAAGCACTTGGAATTCCAATTTTAAGTGGCGGAACAGCGTAAGAAATAATCGCTTTAGTAACTATAAATGATATAATTTTCTCGGAGGAATATAATGGCAACTAGAATTCAATTAAGAAGAGACACCGATGCAAATTGGTCATCAAATAATCCAGTAATGCTTTTGGGCGAAGTTGGATATAACGATGATAATGGAAAAATTAAGATTGGTGATGGTTCTTCTGCTTGGTTAGACCTTAATTATGCCACAACACTTCCCTCCGAACTATCAGATGCAATTGCTAGTGCTATTTCAACCTCCGAATCATACACAGACTCAGCAATCAGCACAGAAGTAACAAATAGAAATTCAGCTATTGCTACCGCTAAATCACAAGCAATCAGTACGTCAGAATCTTATGCTGATGTAAAAAAGTCTGAGGCAATTACAGCTGCAGAGTCATACGCAGATACAAAGAAATCAGAAGCTATTACTGCTTCAGAATCATATACAGACTCAAAAGTTTCTACTGAAGCTTCAGCTAGAACTTCCGCAATTAATGCAGCGGTTAACACCACAGAAGCTTATACAGACTCATCTATTTCAACTTTAAGAAGCTACACTGATGGGCAGGTTACATCAGCAAGAACAGCAGCAGAAACATATACAGACGAAGCAATATCAAAAGAAGTAAATGATAGAAACGATGCTATTGCATCTTCTTTGTCAACATCTAAATCTTATACTGATACAGCAGTTGCGGGACTTGTTGATAGTGCCCCATCAGTACTAAACACTCTTAAGAAAATTGATGAAGCAATTAATAACGATGCTAATTTTTCAACAACTTTGCTTGGAGACATTGCTACTGCCCAAGCAACATCTGAATCTTACACCGATAGCAAGATATCAACAGAGGTTTCTAACAGAAATGCAGCAATTGCATCAGCTAAAACTGAATCTGAAACATATACCGATATTCAAGTTGGTAACGAAAGAGATGCTAGAATTTCTTATGTTAATCAAGCAAAAGCAGATGCAATTTCAATTTCAGAAACATATGCTGATGGACATATTGCCACAGCAGTTTCAAATGGGGTAGCAGCTGCTGAAACATTTGCTACTAATGCAGCTAATTCAGCTCAAATAGCAGCTGAGGGGTATACAGATGCTGCTATATCAACAGAAGTAACAGATAGAAATGATGCAATATCTAATGCTAAATCAGAAGCAATTTCATCTGCAAATTCATATACAGATTCATCAGTTCAGACAGCTAAAACAGATCTTCATTCTGCAATAGAGACAGAAGCATCAAATAGAGATACAGCAATTAACAATGCTTTGGCAAATGCAGAATCTTATACAGATACTCATATATCAACAGAAGTTTCAAATAGAAACAATGCTATATCAAATGCAAAAGCTGAAGCAATTGCAACCTCAGAGTCATATACTGACTCTAAGATAGCAACGGAAGTTGCAAATAGAGATGGTGCTATACTTACAGCATCTTCAAGCACACTATCTTCTGCAGAATCTTATGCAGCAACAGCTGCTACTGATGCTTTAAATACATCTAAATCTTATACAGACTCAACAATATCTACAACAATTACAGATTTACAAGGTTATACCGATAGTGCAGTAGCAACAGAAAGAAGCAATAGACTTTCTGGCGATACAACAAATCTTAATAATGCTAAGTCTTATGCAGATGGCGTTGCAAATACAGCTCAAGCCAATGCTGAATCTTATACAGATTCTAAAATTTCACAAGAAGTAACAAATAGAAACTCAGAAATTGCGACTGCAAAGTCTCAAGCTGAAACATATGCGGATGGAGTTTCTGCTAGTGCTCTTACAGCAGCAGAAACATATTCTGATGAAAATACAGCACTAGCTATAGCAGCAGCAGAGGCGTATACAAATCAAAATACCCCAGTTGCTGGAACAGATTATATTGCTTTTTCTGAAAAGGGTGTAGCGGGGGGTGTAGCAGAACTTGATTCTACTGGTAAAGTTCCAGACTCTCAAATTAATTCAGATATTGCTCGTGTAGCAGATGTTAATTCAGAAATTTCTTCATCTGCCTCATCTACTCTTTCATCTGCTGAAACATATACAGACAATCAAATTGCATCTCTTGTTAATTCAGCACCATCTACCCTCAATAAGCTTAATGAACTTGCAGCAGCTATTGGTAACGATGTAAACTTTTCAACAACAATTTTAAATGATATTTCTACTGCTAGATCAGATGCAGAGTCTTATACAGATTCAGCAATTGCTACAGAAGTTACAAATCGCAACTCAGCTATAAATACGGCTAAATCTCAAGCAATAACAACATCAGAGTCCTATACAGATAGTGCTATATCTAGTGAAGTTTCTAATAGAAATTCAGCAATTGCAACTTCTCTTTCTACCGCCGAGTCTTATGCTGATACAAAGAAATCAGAAGCAATTTCAACTTCTGAGACGTATACAGATTCTGCAATTTCAACAGAAGTTGCTAACCGTAATTCAGCTATAAATACAGCTAAGTCTCAAGCTATTACAACAGCAGAAGGATACACGGACACTGCTATTTCAACAGAAGTTTCAAACCGCAACGCAGCAATTGCAACTTCTTTGACAACTGCAGAAACTTATGCTGATAATGCTAAAAATTCTGCTATATCAACTGCAGAAGCATTTGCTACTGCTGCAGACTCAACTCTTCATACAACAATTACAGGGGAAATTGCTACCGCTAAATCACAAGCAATTACAACTGCAGAAGCTTATACAGATTCAGCAATTAGCTCTGAAGTTACAAATCGAAATAATGCAATAGCAGCCTCATTAACAACTGCTGAAAACTATGCAGATGCAGCAAAATTAACAGCTGAGGGGTATACAGATACTGCTATATCAACAGAAGTTACTAATCGCAACTCAGCTATAACATCAGCAGTTTCTACTGAAGTTACAAATCGCAACAACGCTATATCTTCAGCTATATCTACAGAAGTAGCAAATCGCAACACTGCAATTTCAAATGCTACTGCTAATATGGTTCAAACAACAGATACTGGCTCTGTTACTTCCGCCATGATTTTAGATGGAACTATTGTTAATTCTGACATTTCAACTTCCGCAGCAATCCTTGCAACAAAGATTGCGGGAACTGCAGTAACACAAGCAGATACAGCAACAGTTACAAATACAATGCTTGCAGGATCTATTGCAGATACCAAGCTTAATACAATTTCAACATCTGGCAAGGTTGCAAATTCT